TATCCATAGGCTCTAAGACGTGAAATTTATAAGCTGTGGAAAATAGTGGAAAATTACCCCTGTTGTCGTCTGTTTTGTGGCTAATTATTAGCTATATACAAGCTCTCCAAATACGCCATACTGGATGATATTATCAGCATCATTAGCATCAATAACACCTATATTAAGTACATTATCGTTGCGTCGTTTATCGTAAGAAATTTTAGCTGAGTTGTTATCTATCCACATTTGCAAACCTTTTTGAAACAAGTCTAAAGTAAGTGTATGAACTGTACCATCTGCACCAAGTTCTATTTCTCCTCCAATCGCTAACCATTCATATTCACGTACAACTTTATTACGACCGTCTGGTAATTTAGTTTTATCTCCAGTATGACTGCCGCGAACAAATTCACACCAGTAATTCACACCGCCTTCAAAAGCAGTTGTAAGTAAGTACCAGACATCTTCAGATGTTAATGTGATTTCTGTATTTTGTATAGTGACTGTCATTACGCCACCCCCATTTTACGATTAAACGCACTATCAATACTATCATTTATCTTATCCATAGTCGCATGAGATACTGGAGCGTAATGTTTGGATACTACTGACCTAGTAGTATCGCCAATAGCGTACCCAGCAAGCTGTATATCGCCGTTTTCTTCTTCAGCCAACTGTGCTTTCAACCTACGCAAATCATGGCATGTAAACTGGATTCCAGTAATGTCATTAATATCAACAATAATGCCACGCAGCTTTTTATACCCAAATGGTAACGGCTTTTCTTTGCCTTCTTTTTTCCACTTTCTAAGTATATCCATTACAATGGGATGCTGCTTGGCCAATTTGCGCGAATACTTGCGTTTTGGTAGCAAGCTGATAGTGCGCTCATCAAAATCTATATGATGCCATTCTAGTACCTTATCGCGCCTTTTATAATTATAACCAAGTAGCTCTGTAGCTCTTGCGCCAGTATAAGTATATACTGTCAGTAGATCTTTTTGAAACTCACTAAGGTCAGCGTGATTAAATAATGTAAGTATTTCTTCATCCTTCCATACCTTAAACACGACTTGATTAATCTCTGATGCATTGTACTTATCGTTTTTAGTGACCACTTCAAAATTGACCATGCCGCGGCCTTGAGAACCGCCATTGACCCTTGCCCAGTTAAAGATGTGACGTAGGTCGCGTAAATAGCTATTAATGCCGTTACGAGTGCATGTCTCATTGCGTTTTGATTTATATATTTCCCAGCCCAGTAGTCCATTGTGCTTCGTACTTCTAATGTTATCTACCGGAGTATCTAATGGAAATATTGTTTCAATACTCTTCATCACCATTTCGTATTTAGAAACAGTATCCATATTGTTTTTTTTGTTAAGCACATTTGCCGTAAACGCGTCAAACACATCTTTTATAGTGACCGTTTCTCCGGTTTGGTAATACATCGCGTGCCAGATTGGATTATTGGTTTTGTGATAATGCGCTATGTTCTCCCAGCGTCTTAGCTCCTCATTTGCGTCATTTTTATGTTTAAATGTAGCTTTTTGCCACTTACCTTTGACCGGGTCAAAGTATGATAGAACATACGGTTTTTTAGCGGTTTTTTCGCCGCGTTTGTTGATTGATGCCATGGTGTTGTCTCCTTGTTATTATTGTGGTGTGGTGTGTGTTATTAATCGACATAACTATCTTTAAAACGAGTTTTCGCAACAACTTGTTTATTTTTTAAATTAATACTAGACAATGTTTTTGTTGTAACAATACTGCCATCCTTTGCAATGTAATCAACAAATGTCGCATAAACTTTTGGTTTATTTTCAGTATTAATTTCACTTTTTTGCGCCATAAATAAGCTTGGTATCATTGACACTGACTTTAAAAGTTCTTTTGTAGTCTGTTTCGTTATAATTTGTTCAATTGGATGTTCGCTAAATTTGCGATACCATTTTCCCACTGCAAATAACTTTTTTAATTCTGGAACGCTGTAACCAAGGTAATGGCTAATAATATCAAAATTATCAATACTGTCAATTCTGCGTGCTACTATTTCACCTTTAAACACGCCTAATGCTAATTGCTTAAGGTCTTCTGGCCAATCAAGAGTCAGTACGCTTGAATAGTGTGGAATAAAATCATCCCAAGTAGTTTGATAAAAACGATCTTGTACAGTATCATCGGTACTATTTAGTTTCGCTTCTAACGCTTGAACTTTTTCTTCAAGCAATTGTATTGTTTTTGATTGAGCATGTACGGTTTCATTGTAGTTCATTGTGTCTTCCTTTTGGTTATGTATGTGGTGAGTAATACTAATTCCCTCGTTATCACGAGTGATTTTGTAATTTAAAGTTTTTGCGACAGTATAGAATGACTCCTGTCTAATATTTTTTGCTTCACCTTTGATCCATTTATATATCTGACTTCTAGAAATACCAGTTTTCTTTTCAATGTCTGTATAATTATATCCTTGCGTATCCATACTAGTTTGGATCATTGCAATCACAGCATCATAATTATTTTGATATTTTGTCATTGTGTCTACCCCTTGTTGACTGCGTAAATATACTATAAATATGCATAAAATGTCAAATTATACTTGTAAAAAGCAATTCTATAAAATAATTTAACTACAGATGGCGCACAAAAAGACTACAAATAACCAGTGGACAATTAAACAATTAATGGATGAGTATCGTTATAGTTTGCGTGACTTAGCACCATTAACTGGCTACAGTCCTAGTATGTTATGTCGCTTATTTAAAGGTGAAAGAACATTAAAAATGAGACATCGAATGGTTATTGCAAAAGTATTTAACATAGACGAGAAAGATATAATATGGAACAAGAATTAATTACAGATAAAGTGGGTTGGTTTACTGTGCAGCAAGCTGCTGTGTATTTAGGAGTGTCGGTGCGTGGCTTAAAATATGCTGTTGCTTTAAAAAAACAAAATAAAGCCAACCATGAGCTAATTATTAAAGACTACGGTAATCGTACATTAATTAACAAACAAAGTTTAGATGATATTGAAAAAATTTATATTAGTAATCGCTAGGCGGCGCTCCACTCTCCGTGTGTCTGTCTACCCAACTACAATGAGTGCTGCTTAGTGATTTATACTATTCATATTAAAGATAAAGACGAGCGAATCCAATTTGCTGCGGAGATTAAAAGTTTATTACGTACAGCTAAAATTGCTAGTCAAGATTATATACCCGGCGCTAGTGAAGTTGGTAAAGTACAAGCAGATATTGGTATTAAAGCCAGTATCGATCAAGACTTATTGGCTCAAATCATGAGCCGTATTGAAAGACGTGGTTATAACGTGCAAGCAAAAGGCCCAGAAATTCCGGGCCTCAAGCTATCTGCATTATCACCACAATAACACAGAAGACAACTAAGGAGTTTAAATATGGGATTATTACCAGACAATTATAATTTGCCAGAATCTGATGGTGGTGGCTTATTTGCAAAACTAGAGTCCGGAGAAAACCGGTTTAGGATTGTAGATCAAGTGACAACTGGCTATATAGTATGGGAAGATCGCAAGCCAACACGATATAAAACACAAGAAGATGTACCATCTGGCGCAGAAGATGTAAAAGCATTTTGGTTTGTTCCAGTATGGATGGTAAAGAATGGCGATATAGAAGTAAATAAAATCCAGTTTTTAGAAATGGCGCAAAAATCAGTACTCAGCGAGCTATTGTTTTTAGACAAAATGGAAGACTGGGGATCACTAACTGATTATGACGTAATTGTACATCGGACAGGCAAAGATTTAGAGACTCAGTACAGCGTTAAGCCTGTACCAAAAAATGATATGCCTAAAGCAGCAATAGATGCGTGGAAATCAATGAAAGATAATTATAAGCCAGAACAATTATTTGTGGAAAGTGGTGTCGTGTATAGCGGATCTGCTAAAGCAAGTGATGATGACGAAAAGTTACCATTCTAAATGATTAATGTCTCTAAAAAAGGGTATCGTGGTGAAGTCGAGGTTCTTGATTTATTTAAGAGCCTCGATATACAAGCGATGCGATCTTGGGGTAGTGATGGCCGTAGTATGAATCAAAAAAGTGATGTAGACATCGTTGCGGACGTTGATGGATATGAACTTAAAGTACAAGTGAAGCGTCGTAAAAAGCTACCAGCATATCTCAAATTTGGTAACTGTGATATGGTGGCGACTCGCCAAGATAGAGGACATTGGGTCTATATATTAAGCGAATCAGCATTTAAAAGATTATTAGAGAAATGTGTTTCGTAATTAATAAACATTACGCTGGGGAGTTAGGATCGATAAATGATATTGATGCTAAAGTTGGCAAGCTAAAAGACTCTCCAGTAGAAATTGCCGATCTTGTCGCAGTGCAAAATAGCGGGGTCAAAAATGTATTAAACATCGGTCATGGGTCGGCATTGGTGGAAACAGCCATGGCCCCGCAAAATTTAAAGGATAATAACATGAATGCCAGAGCAAACCTAGTAGAAGTGGTATCACGTTGTGTGGATACTGTATTAAAAAACCATGATGTAAAAAACGAAGATAAACGCATGGAAATTGCACAAGATGTGTGTGATGAGATTTTATTGTTTTTAGATAATCCAAAAAATTATAAGAAGAAAAATGAACGGTAAAGAATTTAATCAGCATAGAAAAGAATTTTTAACTGAAGCGATGTCATTAAGTGACGCAAAGTCAGTGGAGTATACTATATCTAATGAAGATCGCTTGTATAATTTTAAACACGTAGCAGCTCGCGTTGGTATTACGCCAGAGCAAGCATTAATGGTCTATGTATTAAAGCATGTAGATGCAATCTGTAATGATGCCAAAACTGGTGTACAAGTCAGTGATGAAACTGTCATGTCTCGAGCAATGGATATTTGCAATTATATGGTTTTATACACCGGCTTAAAAAAAGAACCACAACCAAATGAAGATAACACTAAACCAGATGGAACTGCAGTTAGCGATATTGGGCGGAACGGAGCGCATGATGCAGAACCAAAAAAGTGGAGCGAATACTCAAAAACTTGAGCCAGATCTACATGGTATGGCTGGAGAGATTGCAGTAGCAAAAGCCTGTAATCGATTTCCAGACTTATCAATAGGCCCACATCGTAGAGGTTATGATTTAACGATTAAGGGCCGAAAAGTAGATGTCAAGACAACAACCTATAATCCCGGGTATTTGCAGTGCAAGCTCCATAAGAAATTAGAAGACGCTGATGTCTATATATTAGTCACAGCAGCTCTTCCACATTATACAATTCAAGGCGGTGCAACCGCACAAGACTTATTACAAGATATTAATGTTCGTGATACAGGCTATGGCAGCTTTTATACATTAGAACAATCTCAATTAATGACGTTACCTCAATTATTTAAAAATAAATATGCACAGTCTTGTTAAAGGAAAAATTAGCGAATTGGCAGTGGCTCAAGATCTATTACTAAAAGGTTTTGACGTATATGCGCCATTAGTTGATGCACACCAGATTGATTTTATTGTTGAGCAGAATAATGGCATTATGAAACGCGTAAATGTGAAATCTGCATGGAAACTTTATGGGACAGCAATTAAGATTAATTTAAAAAAGCATAGCAATGAAGGTCGCGTAGATGTGATTGCAATTCACTATCCCCCAAAAGACATTATTGCGTATGTGCCTTATGAAAATCAAAATGAATTAGTACTCGCATTAAGTACCGCAAAAAATAATCAAGATAAAAAGCGTAAGTGGTTTTACTCCTACGATCGCTTTCCGGAGTTTAGCTGATGAAACCACATTACGCTGGAAGTGTAGCATTTGATAATGCACAGGGTGAATGGCAAGACGAATTAGTCATGGCATTTGAATTTGATGAATTTGTAGCTGATATAAAATCATTAATGGAAGGACGACAACATTGCGAAGTGTTTTTCGCTGTGTTTAAAGATAAAAATGGGACAGAACATGATGTAACGCAAAAGGTACGAGATCTTTGCGAATAATATACAACATAGGAGACAACACAGTGTTACCACAACCAAACAAACCAGAAACTAGAGGCCGCAAGTATGTGGCAGATGACCATTTGAAAGCCTGTATGCAATGCGGATGTGTATGGGAAAACGTATCAAAAAGAGTACATGGGATTGACCATCAGATTTATCCTGTTGGCGTCATTCCACGCTATGGCAAGGGTATAGCAACATGTCCTCGGTGCAAAAGGAGACAACAACAATGACAAGCTATTATTTATATGAAGTAATGATAACTGGCGTAATGGACGTAATTATGGCAGCATTTTTTGGTGTAATATTCTATTTTTTAATGAAATGGTATATTTATCAATGGCTGACTGAAATCACAACGCAATTAGAGCAAGTAGAAAAGCGATTAATTAGTATTGAAAGTCAATTAACTAAAGCACAAAGCACGCAATGGGTTAGCCCACACGATCCGGGTGATGAGAATGATGACAATAATTAGCGTTGCGGAATGGTGCGTAGAAGCATTAGTCGTATCGATGGCATTTTTCTTATGTGCTATCAGCGCATTTTTGATGCTTATGATTTCAATGATTTTAATGTATCTATGGAATAACAGCTCTACCAAAGCTCGTTTAGATACATTTATTAATAAATAAAACACAGAGGACAACATGGGAAAATTAGACTTACATGGTGCTAAATACATCTTGGCGGATGGTACAAAAGCACCCAGCGTAACTACAGTAATTAGCCAAGAACTTGGCTGGAATAAACAAGCATTAATTCAATGGGCCAAACGCCAAACAATGATTGGAAAAGATGCAGATGCAGTATTAAAAGAAGCGGGTGAGATTGGAACATTACTTCATTTATTTATTGAAGGCCATCAACGCGGTTTGGATGTTGATACTGGTGATTTTACTGCTAATCAAATTGAAAAGGCGATGAAATGTTTTAGTGGGTATCTAGCTTGGGTTGAAAAAGTTGATTTTAAGCCTTTAAAAAGTGAATTAGTATTAGTCGATGAAGAACAGCGTGTTGCTGGTACTATTGACTGTATTGGTAAGATTAATGATGAATTAGTGTTGATTGACTGGAAGACATCAAAGTACTTATACAAAGAACATAAAATCCAAGTAGCAAAATATATTAATATGTATGAGCGGCGTGAGCCAAGGGCAAAATTTGCGTATGGAATGATATTAAGATTTGATAAAGAAGAGATTAAATTTCATCAGCATAAGGTAGGCAGAGATAAAATTAACGCGGGGATCAAAATATTTGACAATCTATTAGATAACCACAATCTAAAAAATCAAGTTTGAAACCGCAGTTCGACCACGTCAATACCAGTGGTCGCAGAGCTAGATGTCCAGAAGCAGAGTGCCAAGGTCGTAAAACATTTGATGTCAGTATTAATGAAGAATTTAGTTTCTGTCATCGATGTCATAAGCATTGGTCTCACGTAGAATTTAAAGATAAAGACATTCAGCCTGTTCAAGCTCCAGTGATTCGTACACCTTTATATGTACGCGGCAGCAAAGCGCGTGAAGACGCCAAGTTTGATGCTGCTAGAAGTAATTTTATTGAACATTATCAATTAATTGTAAATCATTTACAGCTACCATGGCCATCCACAGTTACAGAAGATCTTTATGGCCTTGGGGCCGTGAATCAAGGCAATGATACAGTGCAATTAGTCTTTGAGATCAGTGAGGATCATTTTAAATATCATAAAGGGCCGCAGTATGGCAATGCTGATTGTTCAATTTTCCCTAAAGGCGTGCTTCCGCAACTACAATCAAGTAGCACGCTGTTAATCTGTGAAGGCGAGAAAGACGCCATTACAGCTACCGCCAATGGTGCGCCAGCGATTACCTTTACCTCCGGTGCTGGCGCACTGCCTCAAGATATTAGCAGCATTGAACGGTTTACAAACCTAGTCATCTGTTATGATAATGATGCAAAAGGCGAAGAAGGTGCATTAACAGTAGCGAAGGCTCTGTATAAGCAAAATAAAAAACGTAAGATTAAAATATTAAAATGGGCAAATAAGCCAGATAAATATGAT